TATTGGGTCTGTTCTTGCTATCATAGCTTATAAATTAACAATGTGGTTTCTGAAATTTAAATATCCACAGATGGTGTTGCCAAAGAGTTGGCCTTTTGGGTCTATTCTGTATTTTTGATAGAATGGTGTGGAGGAATCCGGGTTTAAAAATACTGGATCCGTAGAGGAAGATGCCATGGAAAGTGAGGTTACATTGGTTAGGTCTTCCAATAAAATAGTCTGGTTAAATGGTCTTCCAGAAAAATTGTTGACATTTGTTGTGTTAATTGGACCAGTAGTTGTGAGAGTGATTGTGTTGGATATGACAAGGGTTGATGTATTAGTGTCAATAGCACTTATGTATATGTTATATGTGGAATATGGGTCTAAAATAATCTCATGGTTCATTGAAGTGGTTGATATTACTCCAGGTATTCCATAGGTTGTGTTTGTGTAATTAATTAGATACTCATCTACTGGAATATCTGATGGTGTAATGTTGTACCAGATTAAAAAAAAAGTTTTATTGTTTATAATAGAGCTTTGAAGGTTATAACTTGTTGACATTTTATGTGGGTGTAGTAATATATTGACAGAAAGTAATTAGAGACATTTGTTGGAATTAATGTTTGTATGTTGTTCAAGTTCAACAATTCTGTTGTTTTGGTCTTGGATAGTTTCAATTAACTTTGTGTTATTGATAGATAGAGTAGCAAATAAAGCATAAATTAAATAGTTACACAAAATAAAGGTCAGTATTAATGAAAGGATAATATTCATGATAACGAAACATTTTAAATAGGCATATAACATTTTGATTTTGAGAGAAGTTAGATATTGTCTTTATTACATTTTTATATTTTATTTGTGTATATGGTCCACGATGTCATTGGATGGAGAAGGGATTACACAAATACTAAGGTTCCTGTAATAAATACCCCATTAAAAGTTGGAGAGAAGTTTCAAGGAAATAGTAAACATAAATTCACAATATTCTTGGATAAACTATATTCAATTACTGGAATACGTAGATTAAACTTGTATGATATTGCTTATGCTCGTCAAGGAGAACACGCAAACTTTTTATTGGATAATGGATTTCCAGTATTGTTTGTATATCCACCGTGTGGACAAAAAGAGGATACTTCTAGAAAGTGGTATAATCGCAACAGTAGAGTTATTACAGGATTGAAATTAAAGTATCCTGGTTTATTTGTAACTGAAAATGAAAGAAAAAGCAAAAGAAAAACTAGAGAGAAAAGATGTTCACGTTTCTCTACAAGGAGAAATAGAAGAACAAAAAGAAGAAACTAATTTACATATTATACTGAACCTCAAATAACAAACAAAAGCTGAAATCCATGTTATTAAGGTTCATCGGTCTTCCAAACTCATCCAACAACTGTATTCCTATCTTTGCAATATTAATTGGACCAAAGTATTGTCTAGAATATGATAACGAATTCATGTTATTCCAGTTATAAATATTGTATGCCGTTTTGGTCAAATTTCCTATACTCATTCGTGCTAATATATTATTGTTAAGCATACTGTTATTGAATGCTCCATAAAATCCATTGTTTATGTTACTAGTGTAATCATTGATTGCCAAATAACAATATCTGGAACCAAAGAAATCAACAACTCCCTCCGATACATATGCACTACTGCCTACATATTCACCCGCACGAAATCCCATCATCCACCCCAGTTTCATGTTAAATGGTGTTCCAGTATCAGGATTCCCATTAATATCCTCATCAAAATTTACAGAGAACTCAAAAGGTGTTGAGCTGGCTGGGTAGGAGCTGTTGATACCAATAATAAACTGGCCACTTCCACTTCCACCAGTAGAAGGAGCTCCCAATATATTGATGCTAAAGGCCATATAGTACAGTAGGGGGTTAGTGGAAGCAGTATACCCATTATTGGTCGCGTAGTTATTCAAGAAATCCACAAAGTCCTCATTGGTATAGTTTCCATCTGGAATGATATATATTATTTTTTCATTACCAGCTCTAATACTAAAATGATTATTGTTATATTGCCTGGAAATCACATAGAAAGAGTTGGGGATTTCAATAGCAGTAACTTGCATACTTAACACAGAATTGAATGAAATTGGAAGATTAAATGAACAATTTGTTGCGGTTGTGGACAGATAATTGTCTCTAAAACGAGTATCTATATTGAGAAACTTACGAATAAAACGTTTCTCTAATGGGTTTAGAGTTCCAGGGTAATGCTCTTGAGTGAGACTGAGACCATATGCCTGAGATTTGGCTTTTATTATTTCATGACCAGATACTTCGGTATCAACCGGTGCAAATTTGTTTTGAAGGAAAGGTCTTTGAGGCTCTGTATCCAGAGGCACTTGGGTTTCACTAAGCTTTGTTACACAATTTGTAATAAAGTCAATTGTGCGTTTTTTAAGGTCGGGGGCAATTGTTTGGTCGTTGTTTATGTTTTCTTTTAATTGTAAACCTTTTCTGTTAATGTCTAATATAGAGAAAGGGGCTACTAATCCAAGAATATCTTCCAACTCTTTGTTAGAATAAGTTGTTATATCCAAATTAAAACTCATATAGAATTTGGATATAAAAATGTATATTGGGTTTTCTGTATTTGTAATGTTTATATGTGAATTGAAGTTATATCTGGAATTTTAATGGTATTAGGACTATAGAGAGTGATACCTGTAATAATACATAGGAGGGTAGCCCCACCAATGGACCACATAACCATTTGTCTATCTTCCTTGTTTTTAATAAAGACAATAACAGAAAAAGCTACTAAAATAAATATATACAGGACCCATCCAAGCGTGTTATAAGACTTTGGTGTCATTTACTGATATATATTATAGGGTAATAAATGTCTAGATACGACGCCTTCTGGCTAAATGACTGGCTGCAGTTGTTCCTATCATTCCACTGGCGGAATGTGGCTTGTATACGTGGTTCTTGCTATATGTATAACACAAAGAGTTCAGAGTATTGTTGTATTTTTTGTTATAATCCAATTTGGTAGTTGGTTCATATACACACCCAGCGGTATGTCTTAGATTTGATGGATATGAAGTGGGCATCTTTCTCTATATATATAATTTATATAATGAGACAATGATTAAATAAATTCTCATATTGAGAGAGATAGAGAGATAAAGAAATCATTATTTACCACAACTACCACAACCTCTTACAACACCATTTGGTCCAGGAATAACCATAGTCATTGTTGGAAGTGTCCGTACTGTTGAATTACCCATTCCTAAAGATCTAGATTGCTGAATAGGACCATTTGTTCTAAGTTGCGACATATTGAAATTCATCTTAAACATGGTATATTATTTGCCTATATTTTATTGTCTTTTTTATTGTTGGTGCGTTTAATTTAGAGATAAGTAGGAACTTAAGACATCCGGATAATCTGTAATAATTCCATCCACTTTTATATCAACCATTCTTTTAGCTTCTTCTATAGTGTTTACGGTCCATGGTAAAACATATAACTTGTTCTTGTGTAGTTCATTTACAATATCTGGGGTAAGAAGGGTATGTTCTGGAGAGAGAATGATGGCCTCTAATTCCAGAGTTTGCTTAATAAGTTCCTTGTTTATTGGGATGGTATCATCTATTAGGTATGATGTAGGTATTATGGTATTAATAGCACGGACTGCCTTAAGAGCTCTTGTATCAAACGACTGAATGATAACACGATTCTGGAAATTATATTGGTATATTGTGGCAACCAGTTTCTTTGCAAATAATTTCACATATTCATCACTATCCATTTCTTTAGTGGTTTTTATTTCCACGTTTAATATTATTGGTATTGGTTGGAGTGGATACTTTGTGTTGATAAGGTTTATGAGTTCCACAAATGTAGGAATAGGTTCTCCAGGAATTGGGCGTTGATTGGGGAATTTTTTGTTTTGGATTGTTCCGCAGTCATAGGTCTTTATATCCTTTAGAGATAAGCTTTTAACTGGAATGGGGGTATTGTTGGAGACTATGCTATGTGATTTACACAGTGTTTGGTCTATTGTGTCGTCATGATATATTATAAGATGACCATCGTTTGTCATGTGTAGATCCAATTCCAGAGTGGTTATTCCATGGTTTAATGCGTATTCAAACGCAGAGAGAGTGTTTTCTGGACGGCTACCACGATCCCCTCGGTGGGCTTGTATAGCAACTCTTGTGGTTCTCTTATACACATATGTTCTTAAGACAATCACAATAACAAGAATAGCCATCATTGGAATGCGAATAATGGTAATTATACGATCTAATGGCTTGGAAATATATGATAAAATATCTCTAAATTTTCTAGTTGAATTGTGACCACAGAGATGATTTTCCAAGAGAGTTAAGATACATTTATTTTTGAAACCTATCCACGTGGTAATTGCTATAAAGTCTATTAAAAATACTAGACCAATGAGTGGTGCTGGTGCCAAAAACCCTAAATACACAAAGTAAAGAATGAAATGATGAAAGGTGCGGATTATTGTTGCAAAGATGTTATTACATGGCTTCTCTTGTTTATATTGAGAGTAGTAAGAAAACAAAAAGGAAAACAGGGCACCCAGATAAAATAGAGCTTGATACCACTGGGTTGTAGTAAGAACATTGAACTTGTATATCCAATATTTTATGGTTTCTATTACAGTAGTTGGTTGAACAATTGGTGGGGTGTTTATGGAATACATAGATGACATTGTTATATATATTATATGTGAAATATGTATATGGGTGATTGGACCGATGATATAGAAGAAATTTTGTCAAAAGTAAGACAAAATTGTATTGATATGTACAAATATCACTTGTGTCGTTATTTTCAATATAAGAGAGTACTACCCTTGTTTAGAGTTCCAGTATTGGTGTTGAATGCGTTTAATTCAGTGTTTTCAGTAGGTTTACAGCCTTATATGAAACAGGAACTTATTAGTGTATTGAACTGTATGATTTCTCTCATTGCAGCACTTATCAATTCAATTGAGATGTATATGGGAATTCAGAAGTCTATGGAATCAGAAATGTCTTCCAGTCAAGGATTTTATATTCTATCCATTGGAATTTACAAGATGTTAACACTAAAGAGAGAGAACCGAGACATTTCTGCAAAACAATACTTAACAGAGTGCTATAACACATATTCAGAATTGGTTCGTAATTCCAAACTAATAAAGGACCCTTACATGCTACAAAAAGACTTTTTACAGAGTGTGGATGGTATTCCAAACATCAATGGATTTGGTGGTATTAATGTAATGGATGCTGTTGGGGGAATTGTAGAGAATACTGGTAAGACTGCTATTGAAGATATTGATGAGATTATTAGAAATATGGAAGTGACCAGTGGTGGAAGTCTTGTCGGTTCAACTCAAAAGAATATTAGGGAGGCTAGGGTATCTGGAATGGGCGGTTCACAAGGAATGACTATGGAAGATGTTGAAAATGGGTTCTATCCTATTCCAGAAGTATCCCATTCCTTACATCACGGACTTCATAGACATCATAATGGGCATCCTCATCACTATAATTATAATCATGTAAATCCCTCTCCTCCTCATTCCAGTCATCACAGCAGTCATCACAGCAGTCATAATAATATAAGTAGACACGGAAGCGTCCACGGAATGTCTGGAATGGGAGGGAAAGATCCCCTGGAAGAATTGTCATATGGCCTCTTTGGTCCATCAAAAAAGAGTTCATTCTTGGAAATGGCTGGGGTACATACCGCAAAACAACCAATACCAGAACATGAAACTATTTTGGGAAGCCTCAAGGGTATCCTTGGAGCCACTACTAAACGCCCTTCGTTCAATTTAGATGATGTTAATATATATACACAACAACCCAATCAACAATTAGTAAACAGACAACCATCTATTGAAAGAAATATTCCTAGATATAGAACAAATATTGGTGGATTAATGGAGAATTTCTCTACAAAAGTAAATAATGGAAAAAATATGGTGGAACATTCTCTTGATAAAACAATAGAGAGAACTATGAATGTAGGACGTAATGGGGTGGACGATGTTTCCAGTGGTATGGGTGCTACTCTGGAAAATATTGCTTCTATAGTAGAAGAAGTAGAAGAAGAAGCAAAAGATATTATTCCAGAAAATGAGAGTTCTCCATAAAATATTATTTTGCGTTTGCTACTTTATTTTT